TTCTACAAATCCTCAAGATATCATCTATTCACAAGAAGCGGTTGATAACTTAGATAATACTGGAATTGACTCTAACTATACTGCAACATACTATCCTTGGATTTTAACAAGAGATACTGTTAATAACACACAAATCTATTTACCACCAACAGGTGAAGTTTGTAGAAACTTAGCATTGACTGATAATATTGCATTCCCTTGGTTCGCATCTGCGGGTTATACAAGAGGTCTTGTAAACTCAATCAAAGCTAGACAAAAACTAACACAAACAGATAGAGATACATTGTATCAAGGTAGAATTAACCCTATTGCAACTTTCTCTGATGTTGGAACTGTAATTTGGGGTAACAAAACCTTACAAGTTGCTGATTCAGCGTTAAACAGATTAAATGTTAGAAGATTATTATTACAAGCTCGTAAATTAATTTCAGCGGTAGCTGTAAGATTATTGTTTGAACAAAACGACCAAGTTGTTAGACAACAATTCTTAGATAGTGTTAATCCAATCTTAGATTCAATCAGAAGAGATAGAGGTTTATACGATTTCCGTGTAACAGTATCATCTTCACCTGAAGATTTAGATGCAAATAGATTAGTAGGTAAAATCTACTTAAAACCTACGAAGGCTTTAGAATTCATAGATATTGAGTTCTTCATAACTCCAACAGGAGCTTCGTTTGAAAATATCTAAAAAAAAATAAGGATATCACAATTTGTGATATCCTTAATAGCCAAATATGAAAGTACAACTTAAAGAAGGTTTCAAGGAAGAGGGAACTCCAGATATGAAATATTATGCATTTGATTGGGATGACAACATTGTTCATATGCCAACAAAGATAATATTAAAAAATGAGGAGGGAGACGAAGTTCCAATGAGTACGGATGATTTTGCGGAATATAGACACGATGTTGGTAAAAATCCATTTAAATATAAAGGTGAAATTATAGTAGGATTTGCGGATTCACCATTTAGAAATTTTAGAACTGAAGGTGATAAAGATTTTTTAATTGATGCGATGAGGGCTAGATTAGGTCCCGCATTTGATGATTTTAGAGAGGCAATTAATAACGGGTCAATTTTTTCCATAATCACCGCAAGAGGACACAATCCAAACACTTTAAAACAAGCAGTTTATAACTATATTATAGACGGTTTTAATGGTATAGATAAAGACCTATTAATTAAAAATTTAAAAAAATATAGGACGTTTGTTGGTGAAGAAGATATGAGTGATGATGAATTAATTAAATCATATTTAGAACTTTGTAAGTTCCACCCTGTTACTTTTGGTGAAGGAAGTGCTGCAAATCCTGAAGAATTAAAAGTTGTTGCAATGGAGGAATTTGTTTCTTATATAAAAGGAATTGCTGGTATACTTAATAAAAGAGCATTTGTTAAAAATGATATATCTAATAATTTTATACCAGAACAACCTAGTATTGGATTTTCAGATGATGATATTAAGAATGTAGAAGTAATTAACAAACACTTTAAAAATAAACCAGATAATATAGTTAAGACATATTCTACTGCTGGAGGAGCTAAAAAGGAATATAAATAAAGAATAATTTCTCAAAAACAAAAGTAAATAGAAATATTTTTAACAAGACTATATTTATAGATATAAACAACTAATAAAAAACAAAAATTAAAATAACATGGCTGATTTATTAATGAAAATGCCGATACCTTACGAACCAAAACGTCAAAATCGTTTTATCCTAAGGTTTCCATCAAGTTTGGGTATCAACGAATGGTTCGTAGAATCTTCATCAAGACCACATATAACAATTAACCCAATTCCAATTCCTTTTTTAAATACTGAAACATATGTTGCGGGTATTTTTAAATGGCAAACAATTAACGTAACGTTTAGAGACCCAATTGGACCGTCAGCGGCTCAAGCTCTTATGGAGTGGGTTCGTTTACACGCTGAATCAGTAACGGGTCGTATGGGATATGCTGCGGGTTATAAAAAAGATATTGATTTAGAAATGTTAGACCCAACAGGGGTTGTTGTTGAGAAGTGGATTCTTTATGGAACATTCTTATCGGATGTTAACTTTAACGCTTTAGATTATAAATCAGATGCTTTGGCAACAATCACAGCAGTACTAAGAATGGATAGATGTGTTCTAGTTTATTAATACTATTGATAAAAAACTAAACCTAATTATATTTAACCGTAAAGAACATAAACTTTACGGTTATTTTTTTATATGGACAATCAATCAAGAGACTACGGTCAAGAAAATTTTACATTACCACACGATGTGGTACCATTACCTTCAGAAGGTATTTTTTATAAAAACAAGAAAAAAACACTTAAGGTGGGTTATCTTACCGCTTCAGATGAGAATATCATTATGGGTGGAGGAAATGATTTAACAATTAATTTATTAAGGGCAAAAATTTATGAACCAGATATTAGAGTTGAAGAACTTATTGAGGGGGATGTTGAAGCTATCTTAATCTTTTTAAGAAATACGGCATTTGGTCCTGAAATGAGTCTGAATCTTACTGACCCACTAACTAAAAAACAATTTCAGTCAACGGTAATGTTAGACCAATTATCCATTATTAATGGACAAAAACCAAATGATGATGGAACATTTATTGTTAATCTACCTAAATCACAATCAACGGTTAAACTTAAACCATTAAATTATGGTGAAATAATTGAAATCGGTAAATTGGCCGATACATACCCACAAGGTAGGGTTGTTCCAAAAATTACGTGGAGAATGCAAAAAGAAATTATTGAAGTTGATGGCTCAACCGACAAAGCGGTAATTGCAAAGTTTATTGAATCATTACCAATTGCCGATTCAAAATATATTAGAAAATTCATGAATGACAATGAACCAAGATTGGATATGAACCGAACTTTAATGACCCCGTCAGGAGAAAAACTAACAGTAAATGTTGGGTTTGGGGTTGACTTTTTTCGTCCTTTCTTCTAACTATAGAAAAGGTCAGTTAGATGAGTTTTATTATCTAAACACCTTAATGAATATTACTTACCAAGATTTTGAAAGAATGCCAGTATTTGTTAGAAAATATTTATTGGATAAATGGATTGAAGAAAACCCGAAGAAGGACTAAAATTTTTAGTCCTTCTTCTATTTATAGAGAACTAATAATATAACTTATGGCAGATATACCTGGTAAAGAAATTCTTAAAGACCTTAGTGGAATGGGGGCAAGTCTTGATGACACTTTAAATTCTTTAACGAATATGTCCAAAGAGGCATATAATCTTAATACCGCATTTGTTCAGGGTAGAATAAGAATTGACGAAATGATGGACGCAGTCTCTAAATCTGCTGCGGGTATTATTCGTTTAGGTGGAAATTTAGGTGATGTTAGTAAAACTATGTCGGATATCGCCGAGGGTTCTAGAAGGAACGTCTTAGCAACCGAAACTCAAGTTAGTAAGTTATATGCTAGTTCTAAAATATTAAGTGTTGATAGTAAAACTTTAGTTGAAAACTTTGCGTCAGTTGGTATTGAAACTTCAAAAATAGGACCAAGTATAGAAAAATCTATAAATTATGTTCAAAATCTTGGTTTAAACGCTAAGTCAGTAGTTGGGGATGTTGCAAACAATATGAAACTAATGAACCAATTTAACTTTACTGATGGGGTTCAAGGGTTAACTAAAATGGCGGCACAAGCATCAATGTTAAGGTTTGATATGCAAGAAACCGCAACATTTGCAAATAAAGTAATGGACCCAGAACAAGCTATTAATATGGCGGCGGCTCTTCAGAGACTTGGGGTTGCTTCAGGTGATTTGGCGGACCCATTTTCAATGATGAATGACGCCATTAATGACCCAGGAGCATTACAAGATAGTTTAATTAACGCTACAAAACAATTTACTGAGTTTGATGAAAAAACAAAAACATTCAAGATAAACCCACAAGGTATTTTAACCTTAAGGGAAATGGCTAAAGAGACTGGTGTTGGTTACGACACATTGGCTAAAAGTGCCCTTGCTGCCGCGGATTTAGATGAAAGATTATCTGCGGTTAATCCATCCATCAATTTTAAAAATGAAGATGATAAAAAATTGTTGGCAAATATGGCAACAATGGGTGAGGGTGGAGAATATGTTGTTCAAATTAGAGATGATAAGACGGGAGAAATTAACGATAAAAAGTTAGCAGATATTACAAAAGAGGAATTTGAAAAATTAAGAAACGCACCAAAAACGGTGGAAGAGATTCAAAAATCTCAAGGTAATATTCCTGCAGAAATTGATAAATTGATTAAAGGATTTGTTAAGCCTAAGCCTAAGTTTAATTATGCCAAATATATCAAGAATTTTGTTGGTAATTCAACT